CCCTTCCCCTGCGTAACATCACTGGCCTCGTAAACGATAGGCCCGTCAGCTGGATAGCTCAAATCTGATAGCAGATACCCTCGGTAAATCACCTCAACCTTGTCTTTGTTGGATAGAGGTATGCGTGACAGCTCATCGTCCAGTTCGTTCATTGCGTCAGCTATCGTCATGCTAGCTGATTGCGTCATATCACTGTTGTTTGCCGCGCCTTTAACGCTGATATTGGCAGCATCGAAAGTGGCATTGGTTACGCCATCCTCTAGTTTGGCAACCAGGTCAATCTGGTCGGCAACCAACCGGTATCGCTTGCTTATGAGTGGGTGATAAATCTCTATGGTATCAACCGTGATTTCCCCGTCAGGATTACTAGCCAACTTGCGCCGATACGCTGCCTTTACTGTTTCCTGCGTCATGACTCACCTCACAGTAATGGATTGACGAAATTCGGTGTTGTGCAGTACATGGCGTACCAGTCAAGGAAGTCGATCAGGCCATCCCCGTACTCTCCGTAAAGTGGCGGCAGCGCCTCTGTCAATTCATCCTCTTCCTGCACACTGGTGCGCTCTGCTGTAGCGGTGAAGCTGATCACCCAGTTGATTCCATCCTGTGTCTGCTCGGTGATGTTGCTGGTAATCAGCACGTTGTGAGGCTCAAGACCGTTTCCGGTGTCGTGCGTCATCTGGAATGAGTCAGCTCCGCCGGAAACTGATGTAATGAAGAGCCAGAACGCCTGACGCCCAATCGCTGACACTACGAGAGTCACGCTAATTGGCACGGCGTCATAGTAAACATCACGCCACTGCCTAGGCAGTCCACCCTGAACCTGGCTTCTCCAAATGTTTCCGCCGCGAGTCTGTCCGTATGACTTGCTTACGATTGGCTTTAGTGCGGCAGGAAATATTTTCTCACTCATGCGCTACCCCTTAGTATCCTGGCTGGCCAGCTGTCTGACGGCGAGCCTTGGCTATCTGGCTATCCTGCGTTAACAGCCCGGCGCTAACCTCTTCACGAATAATGAGCCTTAGCTGCCCTTCGCTGGTCTGCTCCTGCTGCACCGAATCAATGCGGCCAGTGGTCTGATTGACGATCACAACCGAGCTTGGTGATGATTTACCGCCATTCTGCCCCATGATGTCGCGCATCTGTGCTGCTGTGCGGGCCCGTGACGCCCCGGCTGGCACGATGATTTCTGCCTTGCCGCGCTCAGCCATCTGATAAGCCGACCCAGCCTTCATGCCGCCACCCTGTTCACGCGCTCCGGCTATTGCCGCCACGTTAGCAAGACCGGCAGCGATTGCCGCACCAGCAAATATACCGCCCAGTATTGGGCCGCCAAGCTCAGACCCCACACGCCATGATGATTGTGCGGCTCGGTATGTGTCGATTGTCGCAGATGTTATCGCTGACGCTTTGTAAATCTCATTCTGCTCACCAAGAACTGATTTCAGGTCATTGGTCATATTGCGCTGTGCTGCTATGCCGTCGTCTAATGTTTTCTCTTTTCCTGCGGCTTCCTTTTCACGCGCGGCGATGTCAGCTTTGCGAGAATCGCCCATCATCTTGTAATACTCATCAATCTCCTGCGTGCGAAGGTCGATGCGAGATTGCTTGGCGTTGGTCTCTATTTCTAATAGTGCGTCTTGATACTGTTGCTCGGTGATTAATCCGTTAGCCATCCATTGACCGTCTGCGGTCATGCTTTGCGCTCGATACTCTTCTATTTTTGCTTTCTTCTGCTGCTCTTGCGCATCAATGAGCTGCAATTCAGTCATGTTTGACTGCTGGAGTTGTGTTAGGTATTGAGCGGCAGAATCATTTTGCGATTGTAGTCTTTTGGCGTCAGATTCAATTTGCTTCTGCGTCTTGTCACTTCCGCCAGCAGTTGATGCTGTTGGTGTTGCGGACTTGCTGAATTGTCCTAAATCAACTGACGGCTGCGCTGACTTCTCATCGTAAGCGGCGCGGAGTTCATAGGCTTTCCGCTTTTCCTCATCCAGCTTGTTGATCCGCTTTTCCCTGTCAGCAAGGATTGATGAGGTTGTGGATAAAACATTCTGGTCTATCTGCTGGATCTGATTGTTAAGGTCGCCAACAATTCCGCCTTCCTTGAATAGGTTTCGCGGGTCCCATGCGCGAGCATAAACCTCTGCGTACGCCTTTGACTTATCGACAAACCCAGCAAGCTCAACCGTTGCCACCTGGATCAGCGCCCTGATGTTTGCTGGAAACTCCCAAAACGCATCAGACATAAATGATGATGTGCTGTCGGCAGTAATTCCCCAGTCATGCAGTGTTGATGTCAGGTACTTGTCTGCATCTGAGATCATTGATTTAAGATCAACAAATGTCGATTCCCACTGACTTCCCCACGCCGTGATCAGCCCGAGCGCCTCGCCGGATGAAATGGCAGCGTTAAGGTCATCAAGCGCAGAGCTAGCATATCTAACCTGCTCCGCTATGGCCTCGCCAGTTCCAGCAGATGAGATCGCTCGGAATAGACCATCCCACGAGTCTTGAAGGTTTGATAGCGCACCATCAAGTGTCGCCATCCGGTTTGCCATTGCTCCGGCAAACTGGTTATTGCCAAGGCCCTGCAGGTATCCTTCAATCTCTGCCGCATTCTTGCCGACCGTGGTTGTAACGCCCTGGAAGGTGAAAGAAACCTGATCTCCTTGCTGCTTTGCCTTGATGCCAAACTCTTTCAGCCGCTCGAATTCGCCAGTGGTGGCATCGGCCACGGCCTCGATCATCTGTGTAAGGTCTTTGCCCATCGCAGCCGCCGTGTTGCCGTAGCTCTCAATGGCTTTCTGTGATGGGTTGAGCCCGAGAGAAACCAGCTTCGTGAATGCCTGCACTGATTGATCGAGAGTGTATGGAGTCTGCGCGGCAAACTTCTGCAGCTCAGAAAACGCCATTGCGGCATTCTCACTGCTGCCAGTCATGGTTTTCAGGCTGGCGGTTAGAATATCAGTCTGTCTGGCTGTCTGGACAAGTTTGCTCATGCCAGCGCTGACCGAAACAACCGCGCCAACCGCTGCCGCTGCGCTCTTTGCTGAGTCAGTCAGACCGCGCAATTCATTGCGAACCAATGAAACACCTTGAGCTGAAACTCTAACTATCAAACTGGCCGAATCGGACATCATTTACCCCCTAAATCTATGGACTCAAAGATGGCGTCGATATCCATCAGCACTGAAACTTCTTCGGCAGTTGGCCGCCAATCCACTAGCTTGCTGTATGCGTCAATCTCAGCGTATGTAAGCGCATCGCGTGGGATTAGCGTCACCATGTCATCACTCACGCACCGACCAAACCTAAGCGCCCTGTAGTGAGCATAAAGCGGCATCATATCTGCAGGAATATCTGGCGATTCACGCTCAGGCGCTTTCGCTGGCGCATCCATAACACCCATGGCAATCAAAGCTGCTTCATGCCCTGCTGTGATGCTGTCAAACTTCGATAGCGCCTGTTTATCGCCAAACTCCCACCGACAGTAATCAAGCAGGGCGGCTATTTTTTTGCTTGGTCGGCAACCATGGTGTTGTAGGAATCAAGGATCTGCTTTGCCAAGGCATTCTCGCCGGTGAATGCAGCCAGCACCTTTGCCAGCTCGGGCTTGGTGAATACGTTATCAAAGTCCCAGCCTGATACCAGCTCTGCGGCGAATGCCTGGCGCAACTCCTGCATCTCAAAGTCCAGCTTCAAGTTGTACTCGGTGAAGTTTTTAGCAGCCTCGCACTCTGCTTTCAGCTCTGCGTTGTCAGCATCAAACCGCTCAAGCATGACCATCAGCACTCGGTTGTAACGGGCTGACGCCAAGATTACGTCTTTGTCGGTGTGCGCCTTTAGCGTGATGCGGTGGCCGGATGGTGTGCCATCTGATTTCAGCACTTCGAAAGAGCTGGCGGATGATGTGGCGGCATTGAAAAGGTCGGCGAGATTCATGATTGCACCTATTTACGATTAATTGCTCTCATTGTAGCGATAAAAAATCTTCATGGCTAACTGGTTGCGATTGTCTCGTTTATGTGCGACAGTCATTGAAGGTTAACAACGGAGATAAGACAAAATGAACCTGCTGGAATTGATGTTGAAAGAGGAAGTGGAGTGGCCTGTTGGGGCTGAGTTTGCGGCTCAGCAATCAGACAATGCAATAACATGGTTCTGCTCAAAGCCTGAGTTTAGCGGTGATTGGTGTGGAATTTATTTGCAAACAACCACTGGCTGCCGTGATTTAGCTGACGACTGGTCAACTCGCATAATCACCCGCGAAGAATACCAAGCCGCTGGCGGGTGGATGAAGTGGGAGGGTGGTGAGTGTCCTGTGGAGCGTGGCACATTGGTTGACTCCAGATATAGCGACGGGACTAACAATGAGCACATCGAGGCTGGCGTTCCTGGCTCAAAAACCGGAAGTCGCGCCGTTCCGTGGGCAACTAACTGGAAACACTCTGGAGCGCCACACGACATTATTGCATTCCGCATCATCAAGCAGGATGAGTCATATTTCGAGTCATTCGTCAGTGTTGAGGATGCTCAGGAATGCAAGGCTGAATATGCTGCCACATCAAAGCAGTCAACGCCTAAAGGCTCAGGCAATCCAATCCTTGGCATGGTGCTGGCGGACTTGACCAATCGCGCACTGGAAGGCAAGGAGAAGTATGGCGAGCCACTCAAGGCGCATAATGGCCGCAATGCGTTATGGGATGCGTATCAAGAGGCGCTTGACCTGGCTATGTATCTGCGTCAATTGATACAGGAGCAGCAGGATGCCTAAAGACTTAACATGCCCTATCTGCGGAGTTCATATAAGAGTGTGCAGAGTTGACGCCAAGACTTGCGGAGCTCCAGCTTGCAGGAAGGCGTTTCAGCGTAAATCCAAGAAAGAAAAGGAGTTCAATCGTGAATAATATCGATGCGTTGCTGGATTTTGTTTCATTCAGGGACGGCGTTCCAATTGATGAAATAGAGTGGTTTTCGTGGCCGCACGCCTTCCCATCAACAACTGGGCCGCGTGGTGGTTGCGGTGGATGCACAATTACAACATTTCAGGTATTCGCGTTTAATTCAGGCGTTAATAGATACAAGTGGTGCTCAGGAGTGTGGCGAAGCTGGGATGGCCAATTCATGGGTAGATGGTAATAAAAGCCCCCGAGTAGGGGGCTGTGTTGGCTACGGATAAACGATCCGCTGAATGGTGATTGATGACAACCCGTTAGAGGACGTTGCCTGCCCTTCGACTGATAGCGTCACAGACTCTGCGCCGCCAATCTCCGGTGTTGCTGCGGTCAGCTTTGCATTGCGCAGAGTGAACGACATAGCCCCAGACACACCAGACAGGATGCTGTTTAGGGTCACATCGGTCTCGGCAATGAACTTGCCAAGCATGGTCAGGTCGTACAACTTTCCAGCCAGCGAGAATGTGTTGTTAGCGCGGCCTCGCTCAACAAACGCAACTGCACGGTTGCCCAGTTCAAACTGTGCACTAGTTTCGTTATCGGATGTGATGGTAAACGTGTCGATCAGCTTGAGCGGTGCAGATCCATCAAACGCAGTTACATCCACAGAGGCAAACGGGTCAGCCCCGTAAACAGTGGTAAACGTGGATCCTGATGGCAGAGCGGCAAGAACTTCCTGGCTCAGGCCGATGAACGGGAATGAGCCAGTCACCATGGCGTTAACAGCCTGCTCAATGGTGAATCCGGTGATCTCAACGCCTTTTGTCAGCACAAAGGCGTCAGGGTTGCCGCACTTACCCTTGAACCAGGTCAGGATGGAGATGGATTTGCAAAGGTTGCCAGTCTCCAGCGTGTCAGCGATGATCAGCGCGCTATCTTCTGTCTCGGCGGTCAGCGTGTGATTGATTCCTCCACCAGTGATGACGGTTGCACTTGCTGCGGTGACGATGAATGGCTTTGCGTTGTTGCCAGTTAGCGACGGAAATGCAACGAGGTCGCCAATAACGGCAGTAAATCCAGCGCCGGTGAATGTCTTCAGTGATGCGTCAACAGTGATCGCCTGACTGGCAATCGTTGAGCCTGCTACCCAATCGGAAGTCATGGCGCAAGCAAGCAAATCATCCTGAGACTGCTGCGACAGCTCTATAGCATACTCGCCGGTCACCTGCTCGTTGCCGGTTCTGATTGATGACACTTCGCGGCCACCGTCAAGCTCGGCAGACACAAGCGCATCACGGGTTACAGATGGGATTCCGCTGGTAGACCGCAAAGGCTTCCAGCTTGGGTTGGTCGGTGTCACGCCTTGAGTGACTTCTGGAACATAAAATTGGGCTGTTGTAGCCCCTTTGTACGGCTGCGTTGCCATAGTTTAAAGCCTCTCTGTGTGCGTGACCCATTCAATGGTCACTGGTTTAGTTGCCCAGCCATTTGCAACAGTGATGCGCTCATGGCTGAATTTTGTTATCTCTACGCAAACTGGATCGCGGGTTAAGCAGGTTGACGGCTTGAATGCTGCATTCAGCTTGTCAACCATCCGGTTAATTGGTGCGCTTCCGAGTGTGGAAGCGTAGTTGATGTCAATCTGGTAAATCCCGCTCCGGCGGTCTGTAAAATACAGGTCGGCGCTTTCAATGTCGGCAGGGATCATGAATCCAGCCAGATATGGAGTGCTGGTATCAGTCGGTGCGTTTATGTTTTCCAGCGCCACTGTGATTGAGTTGGTAACACCAAACGACTTGAGCGCAACGTCCAGCGCCTTCTGGATTGCCTCGGTTATGCCTTCGCTCATCGGTTAGCCCTCGCCTGTTCGTCAAGTATCGCCTGAAATCTGGCTACGTTGACACGGACAAATCCTTGAGGAGCCTGCTTTGAAAACCCGCCAACAGTATTTGGCCCATCGCCAGGATAACCGCCATACTCCAGCTTGTATGCGTATGGAAGGTTGTTTGCCAATGTGAAAACAAGCTGGCCATTGGATGAGTTGATGTAATTCGCCATTGCGCCAGTTGCTGCCGACCCGCTTTTGTCTGTCATGTTGGTGGTTACTGTTGATGGCTGAACTCCGGCCGCCGTCCAGTTAGCCCTGAATCGACCACTATCAACAGGGCTTGACTTGATGACGGCAGAGAACAGCTTGATAGATGTCCCCTTGATCGTCTTTTTAACGCTCATGTTGGCCCGCCTGGCGAATGCTCTCATTTGGTCTTCAAATGATGCCATGTCATTTCCTGCAGTGGATTTTATGGCAGATGGTTAGCCCAGTGTAATCAACTAGTGGAGTATCGACAATCGACCACTGAACGCCACCAATCTTGACCTTGTCTTGCAGGCTGACGCCAATTGATGGATCTAGCGCCTGCACGATACACATCACGTCACCTTGCTGGATGGTTGTTCCGTTAATCTGCGCAGCACTGAATGCCACTGTAACTCCTCTCAATGGCTTGTCTGCTGGTTCAGGAATCACCATCTCTCCAAGCGATTCGCTCCACACTGGATCTCCGCCAACCTTAACCAGCACAATCCGGCCATTTGATTCGTCGAATTCACCAAGCAGGTCATTTGCTACATCTTGCATGTCACTGGCAAAGCCCATCAGACAACCCCCTGCAATTTAGACGCGACAAGCAGAGCAGAAGGAGCAGCGCCCCAGCCAAGTGTGCTAGCAGTCTGCTGAAACAGGCCGCCAGAGTTATCACCGAGAGAGTCACGCACAAACTGCATAGATACAGTGTCACCAGCAATCAAATCAATGATTACTCGACTGTCAGTTGGGATGATTGAGCTGCTTGACGATAGGCGGGTTGATTGCGTCACGCCAAACTGAGCGCCGTTCTTCAGGATGCGAGTCATCAGGTAGCTAACCCCTGTCGCGCCAGATCGGCCAAACTGCAGCTTAAACCGGATCGCATATGTGCCGCTAACGTTACAGGTAACTGTGCCAAGACCAGAAAGCGACAGCTCAGTTGCTGTTTGAGCAGCGCCGAACTCGACTTGTATTGGCGTGTTGGTTGCCGATGGTTGCTGGGCTGCTGCAGTGGAGAATCCGCGAATGACGTCCACTTCTTTAACGCCAACCAGCACATCGCTAGCGCCTTTCTTTACTGTGGCATTGAATACGACAGGCCCAGCAACAGACTGCGAAGTTGTGTCCATTTTGTTTAGTGCTGAGTCTGCTAGTTGGCTGCCAATCTCCCGAGACTTGGCAGGGCTTATCAGCTTGGTTATGTTGTCCAGCCAGTTTGCGTTGATAAGCGCGATCAAATCAGCAGTATTTTTCATCCGCGCACCACCCGAAATTCAAAACCGTTATTGCTGCAGCTGGTCATTAGTGGAGCCAAAGCATCGAGTGACTTGGTGATAGTGATGGACTTGCCTGTCTTGCCGTTGTTGAAATAGCTAACAGCAACAGCGCCTGTGACTTCCTTGCCTGCCACTGACAGACCGTCATCACTTGCGCGCACGTCTTTACCTGCTGCGTACTCTGCCGCTGCGTAGACCTGAGAATAGCCAAGCTTCACAGGCATATCGCCATCAGCGTATTCAATGCCATAGACGTTAGTCGCGCCAGTACGCGGCCAGGATAGCGCCTGCGTTGATGTCAGTCGGCTACCGCTGAAACACTTCTGCTGCAGCTCTACATATTGGCACCCTTGACGAAGCGCAACTTCTGCCGCTGTGTCATCTGCTGGCAGAGTGATGCCGTATTTCTCAGCGAATGCGCGAGCGCCAGTCAGGCTGATAAACGAATCAGCATCAGCTAGGCCCGCTCCTGTTTCCACAACTAGCGCCATAGCTACACTCCATCAGCAAAGCATTGGGCCCATAGCTCGGTGGATACGGTCACAGCGGTTGCCGCTTTAGACCGCAAATCAGCGCCTTCTGCTCGACCAAATTGACGCTCGAAGATGGTCAGTTTCTCTTCTGTATCTACCCACTCTGCGGCGATATTGAATGCCACTGGATCGTCATTCAGCCCTTGAAGCAAGCGGTTTTTCAGTTGGAATGTCAGCGCCATGGTATTCCCCTATTTGGTTTTGCTCAGTATATCACCAGATAAAGTTGAAGTGAAAAGCCCCTCGCTAGGAGGGGATTGGTTTGGTTAGTCATCTACCCGCATCATGTTCATGCGATGGATTTCAAAAGTAATCGTCCCGCCAGCAGTGTCGCCGATAACTTCAGCGCTTGGGAATAGGTTCTTGACAGAGTATGCACCAATTTCCATTACTGGAGTGCGCACCACCCCGTCATGCACTTGATTAGGGTACGGCCATCCAGCGGCTGTATCAACTTTATTGCCTATAACCGTTTGACGTGTGACCCCTGCTGTATCGACACTCTCAAGTTTCACCTGCACGGCGGCCCCATTAGACGTGGACCTGACACTGTATTCAATTTCTGCGAACCATTTTTCTCCAGTAACGGGAATGCGGCGGCAGAACCATTTAACACCACCATCAACAATTGTCGCCCCTTCAACTGTGGGCCACACGGGTTCAGTTGCTGCTGTGGTTCCAGAAACAATAGCGGTGTAGAAGTAGCCGTTAGGAGTCGTCGGAATTCGTTTTACGCCAACCCCAGTACCGCCAGATGCAGCCCATGTAGTGGTAAAGCCGAGTGGCCCAGAGCTTCCCTGTGCTATCTTGACACCACTTTGTGCTGCAACAGTAGTAAGCACCCATTGGGGGCTGTAGGAGACAGGACTAGTGTAAGGACGCAGTACAGCGGATCGCGACCCGACGGCTGTACCTGTGCCAATTTGGGTTACTTGACACGACGTTGGACCGGTACCTGTGATCCCTGTGCCGCCTGAATAACCATCGACCCCATTGGCCTTGTCACCAAGCATCATAGGGTTATGAGTGTGTTGCCAGTATGCCTGAGCACTGCCGTTTTTATATTGTCGCGCCTTTACTGCGTTAGATACTACCGAGGTTATCAGTAGACCTTTTTTGAACCCACCGATATAGTTGTCGTGAATCCCATCATTGGTTACTGGCGGAGAAGAAATATTAACGCCACCATTTAGTGTTGGGTCGGTGAAAGCAGATGCGGTGTCAACTAAGTAGACATTGCTATTAGAAGAGGCGTACTGCTCCACGAATGCTCTAATTGCGAAATAACGCTGCTTCTTGGATCCAGTAGTGTCAGTGGAGAAGGCTGAAATAGGTTGACCGAGATTCAGAATCATCGTGCAACCATATAGCCGGAATGTCTCGTACACCAGCGTCATGTTTTCCAGAGTCGCTTCCAAGGGAACATCATCAAAAATGACATCGTTAATTGGGAATCCAACATAAACCCAACCAGGATTAACATTCAAAACAGGCTGTAGGCGCGTGACGAAACCTGTCGATTTGTCACCATCAATTCCGAAGTCATGTACGGTTTTCCACGGAAGCCCCATCAAAGTGTTAGCTATATTGACACCGCCAGCAGCCAGCGTTGCTGTCCCATCGGGTGAAGCTGTTAAGTTCTCAATTGACGTACCGAAAACCGCAATCGAGCTGTCGTTGCTAATTGATATGGGGTTAAATTTAAAACCATCTGAGATAACCTGTCGCCCATTCACAACCACCGTCGCCCCAACCACCAGCGTCGCCGGTTCTGGTAGCGTGGCAGCGGTGTACTCCCGCTGTCCATTTGGCTGCACTTTGTAGACGGATGGCGAGCCAGAGTTAACTGTCACTGAATATGAGCAATCAACCTTGTGCGGCCCGAGAGATAGCGTGTTTTTCTGCTGAATTCGCTTGAAGTCAACTGCGTAGCCAGTAACTGACACGTCATAGTCAACTGATGCACCTTGAGAGTCGATAACGAGCTGATTACCAGCTTTGAGAGTTCCGGTTTGTGTTGCCATTTAACACCCCATAAAGAAAAGGCGGCGCTTGGCCGCCTTATTGGCTTACTCTTCTGCTGGCTTCTGCTCTGTTGCCACGTCCGTAACCTTGGTGAGCTTGGGCGGCTTTTTCTCCACCCACTCATCAGGGATTTGGTCGGCAAACTTGGCATCATAGACGATCAGGTTACGCTGGCGGGCCAGAGCCTTCACATCTTCGTTGTACTGGTAGGTCGGGAATTCAACCATCCATGCTTTGCGTGATTCTGCCATGTGATTACTCCTGACCTACAGTGAGGACGCCTGCGCATTCTTTAACTGAAGTCTTGACCTTGTCCCAGTTGGTGCCAGTTGCCAGCTCGGCATCGGTCGGGGACTTGCCGCCGTTGGTTTCATCCCAGGTGAAGCCCTTGATGCCCAGGCCGAAGGTGTAGTCAGACTGCATGGTGGTTTCAATGCGGGTCTGGCCGTTCTTGGTTTCGATGTTGGTGATCAGGTCGCCAGAGTCTGAAACCATGATGCCGCCAGCGGTCAGGGTCAGAACCTTCTGCTTGTTCGGAGTGCCAGCAACGCGCAATGCCGGAACGTCAGTCACCACGATAGCCTTGCCGAGAATGTCGACAATGCGCACAGTGTCAGACTTGAACAGTTCTTGCGCGTTGGCCAGGTTCTCGCCGATCAGGGTGTGGTACTGCAAGCCAGACATAACACGCGCAATCAGGCGCTGAGACATATCACCAAACAGCGCATCGGTTGAGTTCAGTGCGGAGTGGGTGATCTTGGCAGTTGCAGACACATCATTGGTCAGTGCGGCCACGTTACCGACAGCAGCCACGCCAGCAGCAACGGCGGTGTTCAGTTGGTCAGCCAGCAGAGCTTCTGCAAACATGCGTGCTGCGACTTCAATGCCTTCCTGAGTCGGCTTGTTCAGCCAGGACATTTGCGACGGCTCATAGCGGATGGGTCCGAAACCACCGGCAACCTTCACCATTGATTGCTGGCTTTGGGTCAGGTCAGTTGCAGCAGCAGCAGCCTGGGCGGCATAGCGATCAACTCGGCGCTGGGCGGAGTGCAGGGCGTTGTAGAACGACTCACGGAAGAAGTCGCCATCGAAGCCAGCAGATTGCAGAACGATAGCGCCATTGGATGCGGCGTTAAACTTCTGGATTTCCTGCGGGTAGATTTCAGCCAGCACTGGCATCAGGTAGCTGTTAAACACTTGCATTTGAGACAGAGACATATTTGTACCCCTTGGTAGTTTGGTCGCCAGTTATCGAACTGGCAGGTCTTTTAGAGCTGAAAACTTGGGAGCAGCCCCGCTGCCTGAACCTTTACCACCAGCGGCCCCACCACCGGATGCTGCATCTGCTTTCATAAGATGCGAGATTGCTGGATGTTTTGCCATCCACTTTTTGAACTCTGCCGGGTCAGTCGTGATGACGTTGCCAGAGAAGTCGGTAAACTGTGTTTTTACTTGGTCGCCGTCCAGCTCGGTCTTTACCAGTTGGGCAACCAGGTCAACTGATTCTGGCGCAATGAAGTCACCAGTGAAGCCACCAAGCACTGCGCGTTTTTCTGATGCCACTGAGCGAGCCTTTAGCGCCTCAAATTGCTGCATTAGCGGCTGATACTCTGCGTCCTTCTGCTCGCGCACTGACTTTTCAAGCTGCTCAAGGCTGCCAATCTGCTTGGCTGCTGCATGCTCTGCTGCAATGCGAGCCGCCTCTGCATCCTTGGCGGCCTGAGATGCTGATTTCTTCTCTTTCAGCAACTCGTCCAATTTGGACTTCATTCCCTTGGTCAACTCCTCGACCTCGGCAGCGGTGAACGTCTTTTCGGCTTCACCACCAGCGCCGCCACTAGCAGCCCCTTCGGCACCAGCCTCTTCGTAATACTTGCGCATCATGTTTCGGAATAGCATGTTTGGCCCCCAGCCATTAATAACGCTTCGATTATAAGCTGCTGCATGTTGTCAAGCAAATATCTTGATGGTTACGATTGAATATTTCGATTGTAACAGGCAAAAGAAAACCCTCCGAGGAGGGCTTTTATCATCACTGCATTACAGTTGTTGTGCCTGCCTGCGGTAGACAGTATCCTCGTGGCCTTTAATAGTCGACCAATCCAAGCGGTTCGCATTTCTTACGCTAATAACACAACTGTGGATTGCACTCACTTTAACCTCACGCCCGACTCTGCCGACGCTGGCTGGTCTAATGCAATCCCAGTTGTGCTATCGGCCACGCTTCACAGCGTTGCCAATAACTTGCCGTCTATTCCGGCTGCCAAGATTGAATCACCTCAAATCACGGTTTTGGCGCATTACACGCCGAATTCATACCATGCACCTTCTGGTTTGTTTATCCGTAAAAAACTAAGCACATCAGGCTTAAATCTACACCATCCACCAAAAACATCAACGCAAAGTCTTTATCGTGACGACAAGTAAGACGCCACTCGCTTATCTGCCGCCTTCATTTCGTCGATGGTCAGTGGTCTGCCTAAATCGTCCACGGTGATTTTGCGGAACTCTTCGGCATCCAATCCGGCATTGCGAAAGATGGCCCCTTTGGTCTTGCCTAATATATCGTCCTGGTAGGCTGCGGGTTGCTGCTTCAGCCATTGGTGGTAGCTCAGGTCGGCAGATACTTGCTTGCCACCATCAGCGCCTTTACTGGCCCGTGTAGCACCTTCGTCGAAGATGTCGAATTCTGGTGATAGCCAAGGGCTCACGCTAGTCCTACAGGAAAAATGAAATGGCGGCTTTGGTTGCACCTTGTCGGTGAACTTTATTTTCTTGCCATCGGCAGCCCGGCAAAAAGTTGAGGTACGGTTGTCGAGTGTGGCCACGAGCTCATAGCCGATGACAACATCATCATTTTCTTCCATGACCGCCATTCTGGCATTGGTGGCAATGTGCATCAGCGCGGTATTGGCAACAGCCTTGGCATTCCTCAGCGATATGTCAGCCAGGTCACCATCACCGACTACATTCTTGATAATCTGGCGCGTGGTCAGTCCTTCAACAAATCCAGATTTAACGCCCATCACCAGGCGGTTAACCTCATCAACACCCCAGCCGTCCATCATCTTGTTGAAGTCGATAGGGCTGGTCGACAGTGCCAACGGCTGGAACTGAGCAGCGGCCCATACCTGGCCAATGGTCGGCTCGGTGAAATTAACGCCAATCCATCCGCCAATGGTGTCTGCCTGGTATGCTGCCTCGTACTTGGCAAACTCCTTGAGTGACTTCTCCAGCTCTGCTAGCCATACCCGTGCTGGTTTGTTCAGCGTGTTAGCCAGCGTATTGAGCATGGTCTCCAGGCGCTTTGCAGTGCGCTTCTCTGCGTCGAATTCGGCCACCTTCTTGCGGATGATGGCCTTCATTTCGTTTAGATACGGAATCACGGATTGGCCTAGACCTGCAGCATGTTTGATGGTGGCTATTTGGTGCGCGAGTAGTTGATCGTTTAGTGATGAGGCCATGATTTCCCCTTGTGCGTTTTATCCAGCATATCACCGTCATGCGAATGACGAAAATCAGGCCACGCGCTTTCCGGCAGCAGCAGCCGCCTTGGTTATCGCCAATCTAATACCCGCAGCCCTGTCGCTGCCATCAGGAGTTGAAACAGAATAAAACGAATCATCGCAAGCAGCAGAAACCCTGTCTTTAAGGTTCGTAATGTCTATGCGAAGAGCTGCAGCCAATCGCAGCGCATCGCCGTCATCGGCGAGTGGGTTCCACAGCTCTGCTGTGTCACGCCAGCCCTTGTAATTCCAAAGCGCTCCGTTGGTGATTGATCCTCTTGGATATTCGCTTTCAGTCCATACAAACCCACCGCTATCACTTCCAAAACCATATGCCTTTGCTGCAAACTCCAACATCTCTCTTTCTGTCATCTCGCTGTTTTCCATTTTCATCACTCCATTCATTGGCAAAATTGTGTCATCACCTGGATTCCACTGGTTTTGACCTGTCTATCTATCACAAGGGTTCTTCAAGGTAGATCTCTCCTAAAGAATGGTCGAAACCAAACTCAGAATCTACCCAGTCCATCACAATGGGACGTAGGTAAGTTGCTAGATGCAAAGTCTGCAACTCGGAATGACTCTTCGCTCATGCAAGCGCCGTATCCGCCAGCCATTCACCATTATCTATCAATCTGGCAGCGCATCCGCTTAGCCATAGTTACTCGCCTTACGGCTTCGATTGATTGAATCTGGTATCTCTCATGCGCGCCACTGTTGATACGATCCCGCAGTTGTGGCGACCTTTGTCCATGCCTGCCGTTACATTTAGCCCGACACATGGGGTCAGTGAGTGGATCAGAAGAGAGGAAACAAAAAGCCCGTTAGTGTACCCCCTGGTCAGACCCCACGATCAACTGAAATCATGGGCAGGAGGTATTCTAACGGGCTCTGTGCTTAATCGGGTCTGACTCCAATCACACGCCGTCATTATAGCGCAGTGGA